AGGTCTTCATCGGAGATATCAAAATCTTCATCCTCAGGGTCAACTCCTTCGACGAAAGCTGCAGCAGACATATCGGACTTCATTTCGTCCGTTCTCTGAACAACAAGACCAAGCATGATCTCATCAAACTTTTCTTTGAAAGCGTTTGGTTTCTGTTCTAGAGCAAATTTTAAAAGTTCTTTTGTTTTATCTGACATAGTTGAAAATCTCCTGAAATCTTCTATTATTTATAATATTATTTTTTTGCTTTTGGTTTCTTGTCTTTTGTTCCAGCAGGTTCAGCTTGTTGCTGAGGCTGAGGCTGAGGCTCAATAATCTGAGGATTTAAAATCGGGTTCTGCATTTCCTGCATTATTAATTGATTTTCTTCTTCAATATCTTCTTCAGTTTGTTTGAGGAACTTCTTACGAATTGTTTCGTGTGAGATATATTTGCCAATGAATGGTTCCATATCCATCAACAGATTCATTCTTGTGTTCATAACCTCAATATCTTTCATTTCGGCCATATGACTATCATCAAGAAATACATACTGGAAATATGGTTTGAATGCTTTCCATTCTTGGTCGTTCATAATTCCTCTAAGAATAAGCTGTTTCTCTAGTAGTGTATTGAATAGTTCAGAGAACTTCGATCTTAATCTTCTGATGAATTTAGAAAACTTAACTTCATCTCTAGAAATTTCTGTTGCTCTACCAAGAGAATAAACCTGGCCTGGATCAAGTCTTGAGATAGGAACATTGAGTGATTTGTATAGGTTGTTCTGGAAGTATTGAATATCTTCAATCTGTCCAAGATTCTGGCCACCTGGCAATGTGGTAATTTCTGTTCCTTTACCACCTTCTCTGCGGGGAAGCCAGAAATCCTCCAGCATGGTCATATATTTTCTTTCGTCTCTTATCTGACCTGAAGCTGCGTCATAGGTAACTTTGTTCTTAAACTTGTTCATGATATCTTGAAGATATTGCTCGGCTTTCATCTTTGGTAGATTGCCTACGTCGACGTAGAAGATTCTTCTTTCAGGAGCTCTGGAGATCCTGTAGATTACCAAGCTGTCTTCCATAGCTTTAAGCTGGTTTAGTGGTTTGATCGCTTTATGTAGAAATCCAATAACAAGATCACCAGCACTGTTTGTCATTCCGCTTGTAACATGGGCAATAGAATCTTTTGTGATCTTGATACCTGTTACTGCCTGATCAACGGGTGCTGTTGAAGGAGAAGCAGGAATCTTTCCAAACCCTCTTGGATTGTAAACATAATACTCGTCAGTTGTCTGTATTACTGGAACTGTTTGAATTCGGCTAGACTTTACTTGTCTAATCTTTCTGATCTTTCTTGGATCGACATATCTTAGTTCTTGAATACCATATTGTGGCTGTTTATTGTCGATGATAACATGATAATATAATCTTCCATCAACATACCAGTTTCTAAAGATATCATAACCTTTATTCTTGAAGTCTAGAATGTTTAGAACAGTTTGAAATTCTTGTAAGATAAGTTCTTTGATTTTAGGAGGCTGTTCAAGATCGTCTAGGTTTAATTTTACCGTGTTATTACCATCTTCTAGACATATAGCCTCGTTGATGATGTCATCAATCGCCATATCAATTTCAGGCGTGAGTGACATTTCTCTGTATTTTGCAACTGCTTCAGCGTCGTTTCTAACGCTTCCATCAAGGTCAATATAGAAACCTTGGGCACCACCTGTTGCAGATGTGATTACTGCCCCGTCGTCTTTTTGCTCTGGTGCAAACGAGACGACGGGTTTCTCATCCCTGGTAATCTTGAAACCAAAAAAGTTTAAGTCCATAATATCAACTCCACATAGAAGTTATTTGATGATTGAGGAATAGAATAGATTAGATCTACCCTATATCACCAACGTTTGATCCTCTGAGGGTTCCTGTAGTTCCATCCTCAACGGTCCAGTAATCGTATTCGAAAATAACAGTGAACTGTTCAATTTGGTCATTCTGTGCCCACTCTAGGTTAATCTCAGCAATCTGTGCTGGGAAAATGCCCTCGAACTTATATGTTCTGAGGACATTACCTTTTTTACCATATTGACGGACTAATGCAGATTGTTTATAATCATCTACATTGTTCTTTCTCTTGTTTCCAACCATTTCGTTGATTGAGTTAGACCATGATTCAAGGGCATTTCTTAGTTTAAAGTCCTCATCGTTAAGAACGTTGACCTGCCAAGGCTGGAAAGTTCTGTCTCCAGCATACTTGGTAAATCTTCCGAAAAATGGAACCTGGATAACACCCAAGGTTGAGGCGGGAATTTGTGCCGCCTGAACTTTTAGTGTGACATCTCTTTCTGGGTTAATCAAAGACCGAAGGGTTTGTGGGAATTGAATGGTGACGTCAAAATAGTTTGGGCGAGCCCCACCAAATTGAAGACCATTGTTTCTCATTTCGTTAATATTGAAAGCCATGTTTTAATCTCCTATTTTTACTATTTATTAGAACTGGCCAACAATTTCATTGAACTCAACAGAAGTGCCAACGCCAACAAAGTTCAACTGGATAAAGTTGATAGATCTTGCTGGTTTGATATAGATGTCCCCAACAAACTTGGCTGCATCAATAATCTCTCCTGGGTTGTTTGTTTCATCGCAAATAACTTGGAAATCAGTAATACCTCTTCTACCAGCAACTTCTCTGAGGAATGGCTCGACAATATTCTTGAACTGAAGTCTTGTGAACTCATCATTGAATTCGAACAGAAGCTGGTTAGCTGCAGTTGCGATGGTCTTTTCAAGGGTAATGAAGAGCCTTCTGACGTTGATGTAGTCGAATGCGCTTCCCTGATTGAGTAGAGTTTTATCTCCAAACAGAACTGTTCCCTGGCCTGGGAAAGTAACGACGGGATTAACCGAAGCTGTGTATAGAGTATCTCTGTCTGCCTTAGTTGGATTCCATGCGAGTTTGATTACGTTCTTGATAGAACCACGGTTAAATCCTGCTGGTGAGAACCAAGGATCTCTAACCTGATCGGTTCTTGCAGCAAGACCAGCAATGTCTCCGTTCAGAGGAACCCAACGATACATATCATTATATTTGTCGTACTGATACTTGTATCCAGAGTCGAGAACAGCATAAGAACTATTTCTCATGGAGTTTCTGAATCCAACAATACCACTTGCTTCTGATCCAAAACTATTAAGAACAAGGCTTTTTGTTGGTGATGCGAAAACCACACAATCTTTTCTTACTTCTGCGATGTTGTCGATGATATAGTTTGCCATCTGAACACCGTTTACTCCAGTTGGTTTACCAGCAATTAAGAGAGAAACGTCAATGGATGTGCTATCAGCAAAGACATCCCAAGCTGAGGCTAGATCACCAACTGCAATGCTGCTTTCGGTTGTTCCATCTCTTCCACCAACCAACGATTCGGTATATGGAGTCGTTGCAGTTGAATTGGTAACATTTAGAGCGGTATTTGATGCTGCGCCAGAGCGATCTGCAGCCCACCAAATATATTTTGACAAATCATTAATTGCATTTTTGTAATAAGCACTTGTTCCGTCAGAATTTTTAGCGTCTGTTGCTCTTGAAAGGTTTACAAAGGTTTCAAGAACAGTTTCGGGTGTGCCGCTGATCTTTCCATCTTCATCCACAACAACAACTGATACTTGGTCGACAGCAGTTGAGCCAACATCACTTAGTGATTTGGAAGTACCTGGAGCTTTACCAACAACAGAGGAGTATTCCCAGTAACGAACAAAGCTATTTGCAGTAAATGCAGTTGAAAGGTTGTATGTTGATTCGAAAGTGATTGCAAAGTGTACAGTATTTCCAGTTGTTGTTACTGTATCAGAAATTGTCTTGATTTGCAATTTTTGTCTGTTGATTGAGCTGTTTCCAACTTCAATGAAATCGCCAACAACAAGTTTATTCTTAATTGCGCTGGCAACGTTTGAAGCGGCTGAAACAGAAAGAGTTCCAGAGTTTGCAACGAACACGTTAGCGGTTGTTGCGTTTAGAGCAATTGAAATGCCTGCTGAACCAGGGGTAACTGAAGAGTTTGTGGTAACTCCATCAGCAACAATTGCGAATGGATTGAGTGTTGAGCTATATTGAGTTGCACTATCAACAACCGAGATCTTTAGTGAGTTTCCAAGATCACCAGGATATTTTGCGACCCACTCAACGCCAGCTGGGAATGTTACTGTCTCATAATGATCGGAGTTTTTAACAACTGTTTGTGTTCTATCAATAATCTCTGCAGAATTTGCAAACGCATTGTAAGAAATTGATGCATCGTTATAATTGAGTGTAACGAGTGTTGATGAAGAAGGAGAACCAGATGTGGCGTTGGAAGAGATAACAATTCTGGTGTCATTGGCTCTAACTAAGTTGTGGCCTGTTTCACTGCTACCTGGCGTAAGCACAAGTGCAGCAGAGGCTGGTCCAAGGTCGTTGTTTGCGAGGAAAAGAACAGTTGAGTTGGCGTTTTTCACGAAATACGATGCACCGTTTGTTAGTCCAGTAATAACTGTGTTACCAGTTGATGTTGTATATACAACCTTTTCTCCAGAAACGAATGGTTGCCCCGAAATAGTAATTTGCCCGCCTACTGTAACTCCAGTATTTGCGTTAAACGTGTTGGAGATAGAAGAATTGTTTGTTGATACTACTGTGGCTCCTTCTGGGATACCAGATCCAAAAATGGAACTACCCACAGCAATGTTTGCACTTGTGGAATATGCAATTACTGTTGTGTTGCCAAGCAGAACGCTTTGGATATTTTGTGAAACACCAGTTGTTTTAGCAGCCCTTGAAACATAAACTCTATTTGAGTAAGAAAGAAAGTTTGCAGCTGAGAAAAATGTTTCGAAGTTGTTGGAGTTTGGACGACCATATTTTTCTACAAGCTGAATTTCATTTGAAACTAATAGGGTTTTGCCAACAGGACCCCATGAAAATGGTCCAGCTACAGCACCTGTTGATGTTGATAGGTTTGGTACGGAAGTAACCAGAGAAATTTCTGTTACGTTAACTCCAGGGCTTACTTGAAAAGGCATTTAAATTCTCCTAATACGTTTAGATTATAGATCTTAATCTTCAATATCTATTTATAAATTTGAGTTCTTATCGAACATAAACCCACCAAACTCGTCCGCATAGCGGTTATCGCCAACCACAACAGATTCATTAACGCCCATATCATGCTCATCGTTTCCAGAAGAATATATTCCGAATGGAAGCATTTCTTCTTCAATCATCTTTTCGTTCTGTTCGTAAATTTTCTTTCTAATATCCAAATCAGTTATTTCTTTGAAGTAAGGCTGGCTGCTGAGCCATCCGAAAAGAACGCAACACATAGCCAAGTCGTCGTTTCCGCTTTCAGCTTCGTAAGACTGGCCTTTCTGAACGAATCTTGATAGCTCGTAGATCGTATCGTAGTCTTCGATGATAAGTTTATCCGACTCAACTAAGGTTTTAAGCGTTGAGCAGCCGATTCTCTTGACCTGTTTTGTTGTTCTAATGCCCCTATGTGTAGAAGTGGCAAATCCGCCAGAAAGAGTCTGTCCCGCTCTTCCTGACAATGCGGAAACCAGAACACCCTCATATTGTAGATCGTGATAAAGAATATCAGCAACCTGCTGGCCGATATCGTTGGTCTCAACAAGAATCAGAGCATCATTGTATCTTTTAGCAGTCTCATATATGATGTTTGGATAAACTAGAGGACTTATCAAGTTACTCTTAAAGGTACAGCAAATCTTGTATGGGAAAGTATTAACGTTGAATACGATGAACGCCGAGGAGTCTTCTCCAACTCCCCTTGCTGTATCTACAACAATAGCATAAATTACGTCTTTTTCGGGTGAGTGGTATTCTTTTAATCCAAGGGTGTTACTTAAAGTTGGTCTCTTATGTGAAAGGTTTCTCAGCTTGGTTGGGTGGATAAGAGTATTCGAAGAGCCGAGGAACAGACATTCATGCTCTTGCCTGAATAGATCTTCAGAAGTGTTTGCAATGGTTTCAGCTTTCCACTTCTCATCTCTTCCAGGAACATCAGACCAGTGAACGTCGACTCTGACGTAGCTGTTTCTTCCTTCTTCTGACTCTGACCAGATTTTATAGAATAGTTCCATACCTTTTGGAGTTGAAGTAATAACAAGCTGTGTTGTTTCACCTGATGAGATTGTTGGGTAAACTGAGGCAAAGAAGTCTTCTTGGACGTTCTTTTCAACGTGGGCAAACTCGTC